TCAAAGGCATTAGTATTACTGAATCTGAAATGAACAAGATTAAAGAATTAAATAATCGCAGTTTGGAAAGATTAGCGTTTACCTTATTATGTTTGGCAAAGTTTCAAAACGCAAGAAATCTAAGTAACAATGGTTGGGTAAATTTAAGTTCAAAACAGATTTTTGATTGCGCTCGGATTGTGTGCAAAAAAGATGAACGTGATATAAAACTTGGACAGTTGAGAGATTTAGGATATTTAGAATTTCCTAAACGCATTGACAACGTAAATAACAGGGTGACATTTATTGATGATGATTCACCAGAGGTTTTGTTTGTTAGTGATTTTAGAGAATTGGGTTACGAATATAAAAAATACTGCGGTGAGAATTTTATTCGGTGTGCTGAATGTGGTGTTTTGACAAAAGGAAACGAAAAGAACACAAGAAGGTATTGTAAGGATTGTGGCGTGAATACGAATGTTGTTAATGGTAAAAAATTTATTTACTGTTGTGATTGCGGAGAAATGGTTTTTGTTGCAGCAAAGAATAACAGGACAAAAAGATGTAATTTGTGTCAAGAAAAATACAATCGAATGATAAAAAGAGAATGGAAAAAGGCGAATAATGAATAAATGGGTATTTAATTCTATTTTACCTTTTGTTAATAAAGATGTTGAATTATTAGAACGGTACAAAGGAAAAGGTAAAAGATTTTTGTGTAAATGCAAGATATGTGGGAAAGAATTTTACAATACTCCCTTAAATCTTTTGTATGGGGAAATACATTCTAATGATAAAAAGTCACCTTGTAGAAAATCTAATAATAACAAATATATGATTAACAGCAAAGAAGCAAAGCAATTATTAAGTGAATTATATAGCTTCTATAATTATTACAGCAAGAATTATAATATAGAGTCTTATTACAAGAGTGATGATGAAAAAATTAAAATTATTGATAAAAAGACAAAGGAAATTTATTATGTTTCTTTACGACAAAGGATAAAACCTGAAAATCCTAAAAAGAATAAAAATAAAGATGAATCCAAGCCTTGTGACAGAGTTTACCATTTTTATGACAAAGAAAACGAAGATGTTTTTGTTGGTACGGTGACAGAGTTTCTTTCTCATATAGACAAGGTTGTAAATTATAAAACATTAGACCAATTAAAACAGCGAAAGTGGTTTAAGCAACGATTCAAAATAGTAAGCGGAAAACCAAAGACACCAAAACCGATAGACGAGGGGTCAACATATATTAGAGTTAGATGTGATAAATCTTCATACTGTTTAAGGACGAGCAATTATCTATGTGGTGAATGTAGAATATTAGGAGAACCGTATTATACGAAAGAAGAATATAACGAAAAAGTTAGGGAAATAAACAAGGGATTTGAGATTTTAGAAAATTTTTCAAAAAAAGATATTCCCATTAAATGCAAATGTGAACGGTGCGGTTATATATTTGAAAAAATGCCAAGGGATTTATTAAATCAGATTTCGTGTTCCAACTGCAATATGTCCAAAGGTGAACAAATCATATCGACCATTCTTAATGAATTAAATATTTCTTATGTTAGAGAAAAACAATTTAGTGATTTGAGTTATAAAAAGCCATTACGATTTGATTTTTATTTGTCTGATTATAATGCAATAATTGAATTTGACGGTAAGCAACATTTTAGACCTGTTATGTTTTATACTGATAATTATGAGAAAGCAAAAGATAACTATAGAACGCAAAAAATACGAGATAAAATAAAAAATCAATATTGCAAAGACAATAATATTCCTTTATTACGAATTAAATATGACGAAAAAGAGATAAAACGGAAGATAAAAAACTTTATAAAAAGAATAAAATAATTCCAAAGTAGAATTATCAAAATGGTTTAACTTTTTGAAAATAAAATATTTTTTCTTGATTTTTCTGTGATTTATCCGATAGTATCGAAGAAAAATAGAGCAAAATTTTTTACATTTTTAAGCGAAAAAATAAATCCTACTTTTCGTTTAATGAAGGAGAATATATACCTTCAAACTCTCATTTCTTTATCTTTCTCTTTTCTTGAAGCGTTGGTATGACAAAAGTTGTGCCAACGCCAATATAGCAGGGTAAAGCAAAGGTAGCGAGCCGTCCTCATAAGTCGGAAGTTGTGAGTTCAAATCTCACCCCTGCCACCATTAAATATAAAAACAGGACAAGGAGTGGCTATCCCTTCTTATTGCTGTCACATTAAGATTACTGTTTTTATATTCATAAACAAATTTTGACAGAAAGGATGTTTATTATGATAGGAATTTATAAGTTTACAAATAAAATAACAGGCGAGTCTTATATTGGACAAAGCACAAATATTAAAAGAAGATATAACCAACATAAAAACCGCAGTTATATTCAAAGAGATACTGGTAAATCAATAGAAAATTCTTATTTCCATCGTATGATTAACCATTATGGATTTAATAATTTTAATTTCGAGGTTTTAGAAGAATGTAGAAAAGAAGAATTAAAAGAAAAAGAAATATATTATATTGCTAAATATAACACCAAATATCCAAATGGTTACAATTTTACCGCTGGGGGCGATATGCCACACTATCAAAAATTAAATCAAGATATTGTTAATAAAATAATTGTTGATTTGGAAGAAAATATTTTAACTGAATCTGAAATTGCAAAAAAGTATTCGCTGCATTTTAATACTATTTGTCAAATAAATGTTGGAAATACTTGGAAAGATGATAATAAACAATACCCGATTAGGCAAACTGCAATAAAAAATAACAAAAATTCTTTTATACAAAGACAGGAAGAAAATAAAGATGTTTCTATTAGAGTAAAAAAGGATTATGTGTGTTTGCAATGTGGGAGAAAATTAAGTGGAAAATGTAAAACACTATTATGTCCTGATTGTTATAACAAACAAATAACTCAATACATACCAAGTAAAGAAAAATTATTTGATTTATTGACAAATAATTCATTTTTAAGTGTCGGTCGAATGTACGGAGTTTCTGATGGTGCAGTCAGAAAATGGTGTGATAAATATAATATTCCACGACATTCATCATATTACAGAAAAATTGCATAACGCCCGAAAGGGCTTATTTGCTGGCGTAGTTCAGTTGGCAGAACGGATGATTTGTAATCTTCAGGTCGCGTGTCCGAGTCACGCCGCCAGCTCCAAATAGCAAAAGCTAAAAATTATAAAGGTGGTCTAAACCAAGTGAAAGAAATTACAAAAAAAGAGATTAATGTTTTAATTATGAATAATATTGTACGAAATACCAATAGAGGTTTCATAGGTCAGAATGATTATACCATTGGATTTTATCGGACAAGAAATAGACGTTATATGGAAGATAAGTATGTTGACATAGCTAAAAAGCTAATGTCAAAGGGGTGAATACAATAGATATTACATATAAAGAAATTCGTGAGTTAGTTTACAACAAATTGATTACCAAAACTGATAATACACCATATGAGGAATTAAGCGAAAGAATATTTGGTGAAGGTAATTGCTTCAATGAATCGGAAGTACGAAAAAGAATGTACGGCATGAAAAGGCTTATTGAAATCATAGAAGCTGAGGAAAAGAATGGTGTAGCAACGACTATATTATCTGTTTCAGATTTACATGTGCCGTTTCAACTTGATTATACATTACTGAAAGATTATCGCAACAAAATTGATATATTACAAATCAATGGCGACGTGGTTGATTGTCAGGCGTTATCAAAATTTAGTAAACAATATAGGATTTCGCCAATAGAGGAAATGATACAGGGTAGACAATATCTAATTGATTTAATTACCTATATCAACCCATCAAAGGTAGTTTGTAATTATGGTAATCACGATAAGAGATTTGCAAATTATTTTGCAAAGAATCTTGATACTGATATTCTTGAATTGTTACCAGATACTTCATTAGAATTGATTTTAATTGATGGATTTAAGCATTATGATAAGCGTAGCGGTGCAAAGATTTGGTATGAACCGTTAAAAAAGGTTTTCGAGGATATTGAAATCGAGTATATTGATGATTGGAAATGTAGGATTGGCAAGACATTTTTTGTCCATCCATTGGCATATAGGTCTAATATTTTGGCAACAGCGGATAAGGCAAAAGATTATTTACAAGATTCCGAAAAAGAGCCTTTTGATTGTGTTGTTATGGCACATACACATAAATGTGGTGACGCTAAAAAAGGGTATATTCGTTTGATTGAGCAAGGTGCATTTGCCGATATTAAGAAATTGGATTATGCGAATGGTAGATTAATGCCACCTCAAAAATCAGGATTTGCAATTATTTGTCAAGATAAAGATGGAAATATAATTCAAGATAAATCAAAAGTTGTAGTATTAGATTAATTACAAGGGAGAAATAGAGAAATGGGAAAGAGTGAAATTATTAGACAATTAGCGGAAAGAATATACGGTAGTGTATCAGATGAATCAATTAAAAAATGTTCTGTGTTTTGTGATACCTTAGTTGATGTATTTACTGACGCATTAATTGAAGAAAAAAGAATACTTTGGAAGAATTTTTTAAGTATGGAAATTACTAAACGCGGTGAACGCAGAGGGAAAGATTTGAGAACGGGTGAAGCTATAATATATCCCCCTACGAAAACTATTACTTGTAAAGTATGCAAAAATATTAAAAATATAGTTAATGATAAATGAGGAAGATTAGATTATGGAAAAATTATTATTTGATAGTTATGTTGATTTTTCAAAATATATTTACAGTTTAGCGGAATATGGTAAAGCGGTTTCAGTTGTTGCATTTGGTAATGAAATTGCTATTTTAGCAAAGCAATTATTAAGATACCATGATGTTAAATTGGGATTTGTCAACAATTATGATAATTCAGAATATACGGATTATGATGGTGAATATTATTTAGCATTGGATTCAGATTTGGAATTAAGCATTGAACGTGTTTTTGGTGAAGATGATAGATTAATTAAAAGCGGATTAGATGTTGGATGTTATTTTAGTGATGTACATAGTAAAATCGCATTAAATAATGAAGATGAAATCCAATATGAAATTGAAGTAGAAAAAGACTGTTGTGATGTTTGCGGTTGTGCATTTGATGACTATGTAGAAGATGATGATTCTGAATTAGAAATCACAAAAGATGATGAACCAATGCTTTTATATATGATTTGTGAAATGTTATCTGAATTGTTAGATAAAATGAAAGAATAATATGTTAGTGAATTTTGGCTGTCCTTACGGGCAGCCTTTTTAATTATAAAAAATAGTTGATATGGAGGTGGCAGATATGCCGAAAACAGAGAATAAGCGTATTTGCTATTCCTGTGGTGAATCACTGCCTGAAGGTGATTTTTATAAATCGTATAGTGATTTTTATTTTGACGGAAGGTTGCCTATTTGCAAAAAGTGTTTTACACGGAGATTTTTTGAATATTCACAAATTTATAAAAGTAGCAAAATGGCAATGCAACGTATGTGTATGACCTTTGATATTTACTTTAATGAAAAAGAATTTGATTCTTGTGATGTAGATGATAAAACAGTAATTGGAAATTATTTTAGAAGATTAAATATGGCGCAATCAAAAGGAAAAACTTTTGAAAATTCAATTAATGAGGGAACTTTTTCATTATCTGGTGATAGAAAAAAAATAAAAGGTAAACGTGTAGCCATTGTTGATGAATATGATAATGTGCAAGAAGAAACGTCAGAAGAAAAAATTAATCCTAAAGACTTAGAAAAGTGGGGTATGGGATTTGACCTTATAGATTACGAAATCTTAAACTCACACTATAAATTTCTCAAAAATTCAAATCCTAATTGTGATAGCAACCAAGAAATATTTATTACTACATTGTGTTATACATATATGAAACAAATGAAATCATTGCGCGAGGGTGATGTAAAAACTTATAAAGATATGTCTGAATTATATCTCAGGACATTTAAGGAAGCAGGATTAAAGACTGTAAAAGATTCATCAGAAAGTGAAAATTTTATTACCGGGGTTTCTATAGCAACAATAGAAAAATACACTCCTTCTGAGTATTACAAGGATAAACAACTGTATAAAGATTATGATGGCATAGGTGGAATAATAAAAAGATTTTTTACACGACCATTAAAAAATTTGCAGTTTGGCACTAATGAACCTGACCCTGAATACTCAATAGTAGATGGTGATGATGATGATGAATAACACTAAGACAAAGAAAGCGCAAACAGTTGTTACTATTGACCCAAGAGTAGTAAATAAATTATATAAATATGCTGATGATAAACAAAAGAATTTATCACAAAACTTTTCAAATTCAACATTATTAGGCGACCCTAAATTTTTAGGGCATTTTTTATTATGGGTAACTTTTTGGCGTAGAAATTTACATAGATTTGCTACGGATTATCTTGGATTATCATTAAAGCTATATCAGGTGATAATGCTTTACTTGATGGGTATAAACAATACATTTGTTTGTATTGCAAGTCGTGCAAGTGCTAAGTCATTTGTAATTGCAATTTATGCTTGTTGTAAGGCAATATTA